ATACTGGCGGTTTTCGGCGTAACGCAGCTGCTTCCTATGTTGCAGCAGGGTATAAGCCAAAGAAGCCTGAAATCGCAACTGTTAACGCAATACGATTGCTTGCAAATGCTAATATTCAGGCCAGAGTCGAGTATCTGAACAATGAAGCGTTGAAGATAGAGCGACTGCATGCCCGGGATGCGGTCAGGCGACTGGCCACCATTGCCACGGCAAAGTTGTCGGACTACATGGACGAATACGGCCGCATTGATCCGGCAAAGGTGGCGGATCCGAATTTGTCCGCGGCGGTGCAGGAAATGACCCAGGAAGACACCGAAAACGGACTCAAGATCAAGATCAAGCTCAAGGATGATATGCGGGCGCTGGAATTACTTGGGCTGACTGATAAAGCTAATGAGGCGACACAAAACAACGTGTTTATAATCGAGACATGAAGTCAAAAAGGTACAAACTGTTCCCAAAACAGAAGGACGCCTGGAAGCTGCTGGAGGATCCTGCTTTCAGGCGTTATCTGTTTGATGGCGGGGCGCGATCCGGCAAGACGGATGTGATCCTGGTATGGCTGATCAAGGAGGCGATGACTCGACCTGGTGCGCGAATCCTGATAGCGAGGTGGCGCCTGGATCACGCCAGGACAACGCTATGGAATCTGTCGCTGAAGAAGATACTGCCGCCCGGGATTGGCGGCGTGCGGTACCACGAGAGCGCAATGGAGGCGCGTTTCCCGAATGGAAGCATGATCCGGGTTGGCGGGCTGGATGACGCCGAACGCGTGGACAAGATATTGGGCGACGAGTACCTGCACATCTTCATCAACGAGGCGACGCAGGTAAGCTGGGACACGGTGACCAAGGTCATGACCCGGCTCAGCCAGCAGATTGCAGGGGCAGTCCGCAAGCTGATCCTGGACTGCAACCCGAAAGGACCGCAGCACTGGCTGCATCAGGTCGGGGTACAGCATGTGCAGCCGTCTGCAGACCGGAGGTCAGTGCAGCCGCTGCCGGATGCCGCGGCATGGGCGCGCATGCACTGGACGCCATATGACAACCCCTATCTGCCGGAGGATACGCTGCGCACGCTCGAAGCGCTTCCCGGCATTATGCGACGCCGGATGCTAAACGGTGAATGGTGCAACAACGAGGGCACGGTCTACCCGATGTTTGACCCGGATGTGCATTGCTTCGATGAGATGCCGCCGGGATCTGAGGATTGGCCGCGATACCGGTCCATTGACTTCGGCTTCACGAACCCGTTCTGCTGCCTGTGGGGAGCAATCGACGGAGATGGACGGCTGTGGGTTTACCGGGAATTGTACCGGCGCGAAACGCAGATTGCCGAACTGGCGGAGATTATCAAGGCGACCGAGCAGGGGCATTTCCGGACGGTGGCGGATCCGGAAGATTCCGGGGCCAGGGACGCTCTTGCCAATGCCGGCATTGATACTCTGGAGGCTGACAAGGCTGTATCGGTTGGCATTCAGGCGGTGCAAATGCGTTTGGTCAAGGCCGGCGACGAACGCCCGAGGCTATTTATCCATTCCGGCTGCATCAACATGATCAGCGAGTTCTTCGAGTACCGCTGGGCTGAGAACAAAGAAGGGCGCAACGCTGACGAAAAACCGGTCAAGGACAGCGATCACGCAATGGATGCGCTGCGCTACATGGTACGTGCTGTTGACAACCCGGCGGTATATGGAGCGGCTGCAGCTCCTGCCGAGTTTAAGCCAGGTTCAGCCCGTGACCTGGCACGTTATTTCTGATTGGTTGACGGCAAGCCCATTATAAAAGCACAACTCCAAAAAAAAAGGAGATTTTTATGTTTGAGCGACTTGCCGGATATTTCAAATACGCAAAAAAGGACGAAAACCCAACTCCTGGACTGTTCAGAGTGCGTGATGATGACGACCTGTTGTCGTCAACGTTGTCACTTCTCACACATATGACCGAGCTGAAACTGGATGCCAGGCGAGTGGCCAGGATCATCCAGGATGCCGATTCTGGCGATCCGAGGGAGCAGGCCGAGCTGTTTGCCACGTTGCAGGAAAAGGAGCCGATCATTGGCGCACACCTGCAGACACGCCGGCTTGCGGTTATGGGCTGCCCTCTGCACATTGACAGCAAGAAGCATCCGAAAGAAGCGGAGGCGATTCAGGAGATGCTGCAAAAGGCAGGTCTGCGGACTGCAATGTCCGCTTTATTGGATGCCATTGGCACCGGTTATGCCGGTGTGGCTGTGGACTGGGCGTCGGGAGGGGCAGCCATCAACGGCTTTGTTGGCATATCGCCAACGGCCTGGGTCTTTGACGATGCTGGAAATCCTGCTTTGTACAGTATTTCCGGACCGCCCAAGCCGCTGGTTGACTATCACCCTGCACAGGTGCTTTACATCGTCAGCGAGGGCAAAGCCGGGCTGCCATGCCGGAAAGGACTGCTGCGGGCGCTGCTCTGGATGTTCCTTTTCAAAAACGCAGGATTCCGGGAGTGGAATTTGTTCCTGGAGCGGTTCGGGACGCCGTTTATCATGGGCGCAATCCCCCCGAACGAGTTTACAAACCCGAAACTGCGAGAAGACCTGATCAAGTCTCTGATGAGCATCCGCGGAGCCGGCGTCGGGGTTGGCACGACCGAGACCAAGATGGAGATCCTCAACGGGGCTGCGGCCGGCAACAAGGACGCCTTCGAGGCCTTGCAGCGTTACTGCGATGAGATCATCACGCTGGTTATCCTTGGTCAGCTGGCCAGCTCTGACAAGGCCGGCGGCCTGTCCCGTGGCACGGCGCAGGACAAGGTGCGGCAGGATATTCTGGAATCTGACGCGCTGATGGTTCAGGATGCATTGCAGAATCTCGTAACCTGGTATTGCCGGTTCCGGCATGGTTGGACGGACGCTGATGACATCAAGGTGGTGATCGATTATCAGCCGCCGGAAGACCTGAAGACGTCCGCCGAAATGTTTTCGACACTGGCGAATGCCGCCCGCCGCCCGCTGGATCCACAGCAGGTATTCGAGAAGTTCGGTGTCAAGCTGGGAGAGCCTGAACCCGTACCGAATATGATTCCGGACGAGAAGCAGGAGTTTACTGACACCACCGGCAAGAAGGCAGAGACTGCCTCCGAGCGGATCATCAATGCGACGCTGTCCCGGATGGTGGACACCGAGGCGCTGGAGGCCTGGCGGATTCCAGTTGATACGGCGATCCGGAAGGCGTTTGGCGATCTGGATCCGGATGATCCCGAGCTGCTGGAGAAATTCCGGAAGAGGGCGCCGGCATTCCTGGCGTCGCTCCCTGGGCTGATGGATGAGTTCGAGACATCCGCGTTCGAGGACGCGCTGCAGGGCGCTATGCTGGCCGGATTCCTTAACGGAGTGCTCCCTGTAGGGTTTTGGCGTAAAAAATCCAGTTGACGGGAGGTGTATTGATATGGAGACACGTAAAAACATATTGATTTTGAGCGATACGTCAGATACGCTGGCGCTGGCTCCGGTTGGCTTTTCCGATGGCGAGAAGACCCCGCCGGAAGAGTTTCTGCTGATCCGGTATGGCGACAACGACTACACCAAGGGCGAGGAGCGCGGCAAGTTTGTGTTTGGCGAGGCTGACGCCGATGAGATCATCTCCGACTTCTCGCAGCGCGGCAAAGACGTCGTATTCGACTACGAACATCAGACACTGAAAGGAACCGAGGCGCCTGCATCTGGCTGGATCCGGAGCATTGCCAAAGGTGCTGACGGTCTGGTTGCCAAGGTGGACTGGACGGAACGCGCGAAGAAATTTTTGCAGGGTCGCGAATACCGCTATCATTCTCCGGTTCTGCATTTCAAGAGCGGGCGACCGTACCGCTTGCATTCGGTGGCGCTGACCAATCACCCCGCGCTGCACGGTTACCCGGCTTTGGTGGCCGATGACAATAAACCAAACAAGGAGGACACGATGAATGAACATCTGAAGAAGATTGCCGCCATGCTGGGCGTGACCGTTGTTGCGCTGGCTGATGGCAAGGAGGACGAGAAAGCGACCGCGACGGCCGTCGAAGCCAAAGTCAAGGCGCTTTCGGACGCAGGTAAGAACCTGCAGGATCTGTTGAGTCTGCACGACTGCAAGACCGCCGAAGAGCTGACGCTGAAGATCAAGGGCATGGTTCCGGCTGCCGAAAAGCAACAGCTGGAAGAGAAACTTGCCGGGATCGAGGCCGAAAAGGTCGTTGCCAAGGCTTTCAGCGATGGCAAGCTGATCGAGGCGCAGCGCGAGTGGGCTGTTGCTCTGGCGAAGAAAGACCTCAAGGCATTCAGCGACTACGCTGAAAAGGCTCCGAAAGTCGCCCCAGGGCCTGCCGCTTCGGTTCCTGCTGGCAAGCCGCCGAAGTCCGAGGCAACCTTGGCGATGTCGGACAATGAAAAAGAGATTTTCCAGAAACTTGGTCTGACTGATGAGCAGATCAACAAAATCAAGGAGGGTAAATAATGAGTGCACTTACTGCTTCGAGAGACACGCGGGAGATTGCAGGCTCTCTCGTTCAACTGACGGTCAAGGCCGCAAAGTCCATTTATGCGGGGGCGCTGGTTGCCGTTG